GTGTACATCGAGAGGTGTAAGCACGGTTTGGGAGGGGCTTTGTGCAAACCTGTCATCGAAAGATGATAAGGCGGCACACTGCTACCTCACGAACGAAAATTGGTGGAAGCATTGGAGGAAGAGAGCATTTTCCGCCAGATGGCAACAGTCATCAAAACTTCCAACGGCGACCGCAAGATTCCGATTGTGACTTCCAAGGGCGAGGCTGTCTGGATGGACGAGGAACAGCAGTATTCTCTTTCTGATGATACATTTGGGCAGGCATCGCTTTCCGCATATAAGCTTGGAACAGCGATCAAAATTTCCGAAGAACTCCTTAACGATTCTGTATTTGATTTGCCATCCTACATCGCAAAGGAGTTTGCAAGAAGAATCGGTGCAAAGGAAGAAGAGGCGTTCTTCGTTGGTGATGGCAAGGGAAAACCGACCGGTATTTTCAATGCAACAGGCGGTGCGGAAGACGGCACTTCCACCACAGGTGCAAGCATCACATTTGATGATGTGATGGAACTCTTCTATTCTCTGAGAAGTCCGTACCGCAAGAAAGCAGTGTGGGTGCTCAATGATTCCACGGTGAAGGCACTTCGAAAGTTGAAGGACAATACAGGTAACTATATCTGGAATCCGTCTGTGCAGGCTGGTGTGCCGGATACCATTCTGAATCGTCCTTACAAGACATCCAGCTATGTGCCGGAAATCAAGGCAGGCAACAAGTGCATGGCATTCGGCGACTTTAGCTATTACTGGGTAGCTGATAGACAGGGACGCTCTTTCAAGAGACTGAATGAACTCTTTGCTATGACAGGTCAGGTTGGTTTTCTTGCTTCGCAGCGTTTGGACGGCAAGTTGATTCTTCCAGAAGCAATCAAGACACTCACCATTAAGAAAGCGTGATGCTATGATTACGCTGAAAGAGGCGAAAAACTATCTGAGAGTGGATTATGAGGAGGACGATAGTCTGATTCAGAATCTGCTTTCCACAGCAAAAAATCTGGTGATGGACGTTGGCAGAATGGACGAATCCGCACTTGCTGAAAATGAAGATACCGTGCGGACTGCGATGCTTTTCGCACTTGGGTATCTTTATGAAAACAGGAGTTCTCCGGATTATCAGAAACTGACCTTAAATCTGCGTTCTATTTTGTTTGCACAGAGAGAGGGTGTGATGTAATGGAAATCGGAACTTTGAATCAGCGAATCACCTTTCTGGAGAATCGTGTCGTTACCGATGAAATCGGCAATCACACTGCCATGTGGGACGAAGCTTTTTCCTGCTGGGCAAAAGTGACTTTGAAAGCTTCTGCGGAGCATACGGACGCTGGTATGACCAAAGAAACACAGACACTGGAATTCCTCATTCGGCAAAACCAGCACTGGATGCCGTCTGTAACAGGCAATCGAATCTTGTTTCGGGATGTCACATACAACATCACCAGTGTTACACCGGATTATCTGCACAAGGATTATCTGAAACTTACTGCAGAAGCCAGAAAGGCAGGACAAAATGACCAGTATTGACAATCTTGCAGAGGAAATCATGCAGGGCTTGCAGGAGTATGCAGACCTTGCAGATACCGCCATGAAAAAGGCTGTCCGGAAATCTGCCACACAAGTGAAAAACGAAATCTCCGCCAATGCTCCGAGGGACACTGGAAAATATGCAAAAAGTTGGGCAACGAAAAAGACTGGTGAAAACAGTCACTCTTTGGAGATGACTGTCCACAGCAAGAATCGTTACCAGCTGGCACACCTTTTGGAAAAGGGACACGCCAAGCGTGGCGGCGGTCGGGTATCCGGCAAACCGCATATTGCTCCTGCGGAAGAAAACGGTGTACAGTTGCTGGAGCATTTAATCGAGGGGGCTTTGTCATGACCTACGAACAAATCGCAGAAATGATGGAAGAGATGGGACTGCCTTTCGCCTACCATCATTTTGCCGAGGGCGAGAGTCCTGCACCGCCTTTTTTGCTGTTTTTATCTCCCGGAGAGAATACATTTTCTGCGGATAATTTAGCATATTTCAGTTGCAAACAGCTGGACATTGAATTGTACACAGACAAAAAGCAGCCGGAATTGGAAGAACAGGTGGAGACAGTGCTTTCCCAGCACGAGATTTATTATACAAAAACAGAAACATTCATTGATTCGGAAGAATTGTATGAAGTACTCTATGAGATGGATGCCTGAGTCCGAGGCAGGATGCTGCACGAGGACGAATGGTATGCCGACATTAGATTTTAGGAGGCTGGTATATATATGGCAATGGAGAAAAACAAGGTAAAATTCGGTCTGAACAAAGTTCACTATGCAAAAATCACCTCTTATGATGAAGAAGGCGTGCCGACTTTTGCAAAGCCAGTTCGCATTCCCGGTGCAGTGTCGCTGTCTATTGATGCAGAAGGTGAAGCATCCAATTTTTACGCTGACGATGGCGTGTACTATGTGATCAACAATAACTCTGGTTACACCGGCGATCTTGAAATCGCACTGGTTCCGCTTGAGTTTGCGACAGACATTCTCGGTGAGAAACTGGATGAAAAGGGCGTTCTCACGGAAACCAATACTGCAGAAGTATCGCAGTTTGCACTGCTGTTTGAATTCAGCGGCGATAAGAATAAAATTCGGCACTGTCTGTTCTGCTGCTCTGCCTCTCGTCCGGCAACAGAATCCAGCACCATTGAAGCAGAAAAGGAAGTTAAAACGGAAACGCTGTCCCTGACTGCAACCGCCCTGAACAATGGTTTGGTAAAGGCAAGAACTTGCGAGCAGACATCTATTGAAACCTATAATAACTGGTATAAGAGTGTATACACGCCGGATTTTGCAGCGTCTGAAAAGGCTCAGAAATCCGCTGCTTCTGTAAAAGTGTAAGGGGGGTGTGATGATGGCAATTCAGAAAAACATTGTTGTTGATGGAATCGAAGTCCCTTTTAAGGCAAGTGCAGCCATTCCTCGGCTGTACCGCCTGAAATTTCGGCGTGATATTTATCAGGATTTGAACGCCTTACAAAAAGCCATGCAGGAACAAAAAGACCAGAAACCAGACGACCAGAATCCGGCTGCTTCCAGTTTGGATATTGTTTCGCTGGAACTCTTTGAAAACATCGCCTACATCATGGCAAAACACGCTGACCCAGCCGTTCCGGCTTCTCCGGATGAATGGCTGGAACAGTTCAACACGTTCAGCATTTACGAAATCCTGCCACAGCTGATTGACCTCTGGGGATTGAATGTAGAAACGCAGGTAACCGGTAAAAAAAACATCGCCCGATTGACCGACCGATGACTACACCGCTTTTTTTGCTGCGGTGTGTCCAGCTGGGCTTGTCTATGAGCGATTTGGATTTTTTAACGATTGGTCTGGTAAATGATATGTTTACCGAGCGAGAGAACGATGATTGCCACTATAGCACACTGGCAGAACAGAGCGACTTTGATAAATTTTAACAGAGAGGAGGCGGACTATGGCAGAACGCATTAAAGGCATTACCGTCGAAATCAATGGCGACACCGCCGGGCTGCATCAGTCGCTCGGAAATGTCAACAAGATGATTCGCACAACGCAATCCGAGTTGCAGACGGTCGAGAAACTGCTAAAACTCGACCCAACCAACACCGAACTACTGGCACAAAAACAAAGCCTGTTGGCGAAAGAAATCGGGTTGACAGGCGATAAACTGGACGGCTTAAAAAAAGCTGCCCAGGAAGCCTATACCAAAATGCAAGCCGGCGAGATCTCCTTGCAGCAATATCAAGCCCTGCAAGCGGAAATTATCCGTACTACAGAAGCCCAAAACAAATACACGGACAAACTGGAGCGGATGTCCTCCGCCTCCAATCAGCTAAAAGAAACCATCTCAAAGCAAAAGGCAGAACTCTCCACCCTCAAGGCGGCTTATACGGATGTGGTACTGGAACAAGGCGAAAATTCCGATGCAGCAGTTGCCCTAAAGCAAAAATACGACAAACTGAACGAGGAACTCACGCAGAACACCGACAAGCTGAACGCTGCGGAATCCTCTGCCAACAAACTGGGACAAGCGGAACAAGAAGCACAAACGCCACTCGAATCTCTAAAAAGCACCATCTCCAAACAGAAGTCGGAACTGGAAGACTTGAAAAATCAGTACACGACTGTGGTGCTGGAACAGGATGAAAACTCTGATGCAGCGGTTGCCCTGAAACAGAAGTACGACCAGCTGAACGAGGAACTCACGCAGAACACCGACAAGCTGAACGCTGCAGAATCCTCTGCCAACAAGCTGGGGCAAGCGGAACAGGCGGCACAAACGCCACTCGAATCTCTGAAAAGTACCATCTCCAAACAGAAGTCGGAACTGGAAGACTTGAAAAATCAGTACACGGCTGTGGTGCTGGAACAGGATGAAAACTCTGATGCAGCGGTTGCCTTGAAACAGAAGTACGACCAGCTGAACGAGGAACTCACGCAGAACACCGACAAGCTGAACGCTGCGGAATCCTCTACCAATAAGCTGAGGCAAGCGGGACAGGCGGCACAAACACCGCTCGAATCTCTGAAAGAAACCATCTCCAAACAGGAAACAGAGCTGTCCAAACTCTCTGCAGAGTACCAAAACGCCTATTTGCTGTATGGTAAAAACTCCACGCAAGCACAGCAGCTTGCTGAAAAAATAAAAACGCTTTCAGACGAACACCAAAGCTGTACCAAACAGCTGTCGGACATGGAAACCGAAGCCAAACAACTGGCAACGGCAGAACAAGGTTTGACTGACCGCCTCTCCTCTCAAAAGCAAGATTTATCCAAACTGAAACAGGAATATGTAGATGCTACCGCACAATATGGCAAGCATTCTTCTGAGGCAAAATCTCTGAAAAGCCAGATTGAAGATTTATCAAAGAAAATCGCAGACGAAGAAACAACGGTCAAAAAAGCCACGGAATCCGCAGATGCCTTTGACAAGAGCATGAAAAATGCTGGAGATAGTGCCAAAGATGCCGGAAATAAGGTGTCGGAAAGCGAGGGGCATTTTTCCAAATTTGCCTCAACGCTGGGACACGGGGTTGCCTCTGGTGCGGAAATCGGTGCAAAATCGCTTGCTGTTTATACCGGAGCTGCTGCAACCCTTGGGGCAACTGTTGCCACCACAAGCCTGACCTCGTTTGCAGACTTTGAGAGCCAGATGTCTACCGTAAAATCTTTGATGTCTGGGTCTTGCGAGACAACCGCAGAGCTGGAACAGGCAACCGCCAAACTCTCGGACAAGGCTCAGGAGTTAGGGGCGACCACTGCCTTTACCTCAACCGAGGTTGGTCAGGCGATGGAATACATGGCGATGGCAGGCTGGTCAACAGACGAAGTACTCAGTTCTGTTTCTGGTGTCATGAACCTTGCCGCCGCCTCTGGTGAAGACCTTGCAACGGTTTCCGACATCGTGACCGACAGCATGACCGCTTTCGGATTAGCCGCAGACGGAGAATTTGCAGACGGTGTTTCCAATGCAACCCACTATGCCGATGTACTGGCGGCAGCGTCTACAAACGCAAATACCAACGTCGGATTGATGGGCGAAACCTTTAAATATGTCGCCCCGATTGCCGGAACGCTGGGCTATTCTGCCGAAGATACCGCCGTTGCAGTTGGAT